CTGCGATCTCGAGCGTGAAGCTTTTGGTATGCTTCCTCTCGGCCTAACGGCCGATTGTGAGCATTGTCCCTTTTCAAGGGACTGTTTCCAAAAGCTCACCCAGGCGTCTCTGTCACCACATTGTGGTGATCGGCGGCTTTCTGGGCCGCTGAGACGCTTGAGGGACATAGGCTAAGGATTCACATCCTCTGTTAGGAGGTGCGATGAAAAGCCTAATGTTGCTCTGGCAATTAATCGCCGTAGAATCGGCGGTTAGATGTTGCACTAGCGCCACGTTGGACATTCGAACCGTCCAACGTCGCATCAAACATGAGGGATTGTCGTTTTTGACAATCACCTTGCCTGCCTTCGGAAAAGACTTCGAAAGAAGTCTAGAACTTGGGCAGGTTGAGCGACATCTCTTTTCCTCTTCCTGTTCTTGGAAGAAGTCTAGAGGAGGGCTCCCCCGCTTTTTGGGAGGGTTCCTCGCTCGTGTGTTTGATGCTAGTTCGGGTAAATTACTGGATAATCCTGACATTGATGCAATCTTGGCTGTACGCCAACTTACGTTGATGTTCAGCAAGATCTCCTTGCCCTGCAGTGATGCAAGGACTGAGGAGGCAATGAATGGATATATCCAGTGTGAATTGGATATCCGTCGCTGCGATAGTAGCAGGCCCAGTCACTTTGATTGGGACTTTAAAGCTACTTCGCAGGCTCTCTTTGCGAGGGCCTTCAGTGAGGTTGACCGTAAGGTCTACCATACCGAAGTCCTCCCAAAGCATGGTCCGGGAGCGACTGCTGACAATCTCTCTGGAAACAGAAAGTATCAGCAACGTACCTGGACTGCCCGGTTGGAAGAGATTCTTCCTGCGGGTGAGTTTCTCCTTCCAAACTGGTCATTTTTCGACCAATTGGAAGAGGTGGATATCCGTGAACCCGGATCGGAGGAACCTGTAAAGGTTCTTGCCGTTCCTAAAACACTCAAGACACCACGAATTATCGCTAAGGAGCCAACCTGCATGCAGTACATGCAACAGGCACTCCTTTTTGAGATTCTTGAATCTTTGGGAAGGGATTACTTTCTCAAAGATATGCTCGGTTTCGATGACCAAACGCCTAACCAGCGAATGGCTCGAAAGGGTTCCAGAGATGGAACCTTAGCTACACTAGATCTTAGTGAAGCTTCCGATCGTGTCTCGAATCAGCTCGTTGAGATGTTATTCCTGAATTTTCCTCATTTGCATAAGGGAGTTCAGGCAACACGCTCGCTTCGAGCTGATGTGCCTGGCCATGGAGTGATCCCTCTGGCCAAGTTCGCGTCTATGGGTTCCGCCCTTACTTTTCCCATTGAGGCGATGGTCTTTTTGACCATCGTCCTTGGTGCGATTAGTAAGCAGCGTAATTTACCCGTTTCCCATGAACTCCTTTCGGAGCTTCATGGGCAGGTGCGTATCTACGGGGACGATATCATTGTCCCAGTAGAGTATGTGCATTCGGTGGTTGAAGATCTAGAGGCCTATGGCCTGAAGGTCAACACCAACAAGTCCTTCTGGAACGGTAAGTTCCGGGAGTCTTGTGGTCGGGAATACTATGACGACTTTGACATTTCCATCGTCAAAGTGCGTCGGGTATTTCCTGAATCACCGAGGTGCGTTCCCGAGGTTATCTCACTAGTATCCCTTCGTAATCAGCTGTATTTTGCTGGTTATTGGAATACGGTGAGCTGGCTAGATAGGCTCATAGGGAAATTGATTCATCATTTTCCCGTGGTTGAGTCTACCTCATCGGTGCTAGGCCGTTACAGCTATTTGCGGGGTTATGAGACCCACAAAATGGATGAACGACTCCACGCCCCTATGGTTAAGGGGTGGAGAGTAGTCCCCACTATTCCAGTCGATAGACTGGATGGTGAGGGAGCCTTGCTCAAGTTCTTCTTGAAGCGCGGCGGTTTGCCATCCGTCGATGAGAAGCACTTGGAACGCGCTGGGCGCGCCCAAGCCGTCAACATCAAGCTGGGCTGGGCCTCACCCTTTTAAAGGGTGGGGTGGCTCCAATGGAGCTGCTG